GCGTTACGCTAACGCAATACCAGTTGTTGACTCAAGGAATTGTTTAGCAAATGACTCGTCGGTTGCTTCTGCTACTGTAACTGTGCTCTTAGATAATCTAACATCTGCGTTTGGACTAACAGTAAACAAGTACGGCATTAGCCCCGGGCCTTTTGCGCCCATTGCAATAACCATTGGCTTTGACAGCTTATAATACATTGGGCCGTCTTCTACTAACTTAGCAATAATCTCTTCTCCGCTTGTTAGTTTTAATGTGATTACTTCGCCCTCTGTTACGCCTTTTGAAATGAACATATTATACCTTTTCTAAATGTTTTTTAAGTTCTGTGAACCCGCCTATTAATTTATCGTCTAAAAATATTTGTGGAACAGTTCTGGCATTAGGCACAGCTTCTAGTAATTCTTCTTTAGTATATCCGTCGCCGATTTTCTTTTCTTCAAATGGAATGTCTTTTTGTTTTAATAGTGCCTTGGCTTGATCGCAATAAGGGCAATGGTACTTAGACCACACAATAGCTTTCATGATATTTCCTTACAGTGCCGGCAATGCATCATAATCCATTTCCTCTGACATAACCCCTAGCACATAGTTGGTACTTTCTGACTCTTGCAGTGCAGTTTGTTTCTTGCTAGTGTCAACGTGTTTGTTGAACCAAGGAATCGGAGTTGACTTTGGAGCACTTGCTTGATACTTGATACCAATATCTTTTAATGCGCCCACTGCTGTGTAGTCCACAAAGTCACGCAGAATGTTTGCGTTGAGTCCAATAACTGGACCTTTGTTGAATAGATATGTGGCCCAGTCCTTTTCTTCACGGATCACATCCATATACAATGCATACACTTCTGCCTCGCACTCTTGTTTAGCTTCGGCAAAGCGAGAGTCTTCTTTGATTACTTGATTGATCAAGTAGGCTGTCCACCCCTTGTGCAGTAATTCGTCTTGTAGGATCAAACTGATAATATTACCGTTACCCATAAAAATCTTATTCTCAACCATTGCTAGACTTGTAGCAAATGATACCATAAATCGGAATGCTTCCAAAGCATAACTTGCATGTAGTGCCATCCAGATTGCACGGATATGTTCTTTTTCAGTAACTGTCTCGCCCATCTGTTTGCGGCAGTTGACTATGTGCAATGCTTCGTAATAGTCGCCTACACTACTAGCCATGTCCACAATCTCTTTAGTGTCGTGGATTGTGTTGAACACGTCTTTGGGCACATTGTAGATGTTACGGATGATGTGACTGTAGCTCTTGCTGTGAATATTAGTTTCAAAGAATGTCCAGTTGTACACCAAGGCTTCTAGTTCGGGTAAACTGATTACTGGCATAAAGATTTGACTTGGACCGCGACCTTGCAAACTATCCAGTGCTGTTTGACGTAGCAAGTTGCTGGTAAAGATATGTTTCACAGCTTCGCTGGCATCTTTGAAATCATTTGAATCTTTAGTTAAACTAATTTCTTCTGGTTGCCAAAAGAAACCACGTGCCGTTGCTTCAAAGTCTGCTATCTTTTTGTATTTTACTTCTTCAAAGCGTTGAATGGTAACTGGGCCTGCTGGGTCCAAAAACATCTTACGATTTAAATAATCTGTTTTAGTTGTTAGATTATATTGTTGTTTACTCATTGATGTCCTCTGTGAATTAATTGATTAACCATGTTGAGATCAAACTCCAACTTAGAGATTCGATCTCGTGCCTGTTGATATTCTTCACTGTGAACATCGCCGTTGTTTACCACAATATCTAAATACATCTCTGCGGCACGGTCGTGTGCTGTTTTAATATCGTGTTCTAATAATACTCTTCTATCTTTTAACATGTCAATTCCTTATAGTTTACAAGCCTCACAATCTTCTTCGTCATCAAAGTTGATTGGTTCAAGCATGGTAGGAGCATCTTCTGCATCTGCCTTACTACCTTGTTTGTTAATTAGACTGTAGTAGAATGTTTTCAATCCCCACATGTGTGCCTGCATCAAGTTCTTGGCAATCAGTGTGGTTGGAACTTTACGATCTGGCCAGTGTGCCGGGTTATAAAATGTATTTGTGCTGATACTTTGATCAACATAGGCGGCGAGAACGGCTGCTGTTTTCAAATAGCCGTCGCAGTCTTTCTGTTCCCACATCATCTGATACTTGTTTTTTAATCTGTGATACTCCGGTACAACCTGTACAAATGATCCTGCTTTGCTTTCTTTAACTGAAATTAAACTCATTGGCATCTCGATACCATTTGTACTGTTAATAACAACACTTGAGCTTTCAACTGGCGCAATAGCCATTAGTGTGGCATTGCGAACTCCATACTGTTTCATATTTGTACGCAGTGTTTCCCAGTCAAGTTCCGGGTCAAAGTTTGCCAACTGATTAACACCCTTTGCTCGTAGTTCCCAGGGGAAAGTACCTTGACCATATCGTGTGTGCTGACTTGTAGTACATGCACCTCGCTCTTTGGCCAACTCAACTGTGGCTTCAGTCAAGTAAAATGCAAGATGCTCCATCCAACTTTTAACTTCTTGTAGTGCATCCTTCTCGCCATACTTGAGGCCACGTTTGGCATGCCAGTAAGCCAAATTAGTAACACCAATTCCTAGTGGACTAATTTCGTCGTTACTTAATTTGCTCTGGATTGAAAGGAAGTCTTGGTAATCTAAAATATTGCACAGGCTACGTTGTAGTATACGACAAGCACGGCGCATGTCTTCTGGGTTACGGAATGCTCCCCAGTTGATTGATCCCAGTGTACATAACGCTATGCGACCTTCAGCATCATCTAGACGTTTGAAAGATTTTGTGGGTAATAGGATCTCGCAACATAAATTGCTTTGATAGATAGTGTGGTACTCTGGGTCAAACGGACCCTGGTTCATTACATTGTCAATAAACACCAGATAGATACGTCCTGTGTCAGTACGCTCTTTTAGTATACCACTCTTGAATACTTCTTCAGCACTCATGGTCTTCTTGCGAAGACCTTTTTGTTTTTCATACTTGACATACAGCTCTTCGAACAACTCAGTGTTTTTATAAAATGCTTCATACAAGTCAGGTACTTCGTTGGGATCAAAGAACGTTATGTCTTCTTTGTTTTTAAATCGTCTCCAGAAGAAAGCACTAAGCACAACCCCATAATCCATATGACGGACTCGGGTTTCTTCTGTTCCTTGGTTGTTCTTAAGCACAATAAGATCATCAAACTGAAGATGCCAAATAGGATAGAATACAGTAGCACTAGCATTGCGAATACCTCCTTGTGAACATGAACGCAAATCTCCGAACCATTTTTTCAGGAATGGTATCATACCTGTGTGCATAATCTCACCGCCTCTGATGGGACTGCCTAATGGGCGTAAACGTCCAATCTCTAAACCAATGCCAGCACGTTTACTAGCATACTTGGCCATCATTTCCCCAGAGGCAAAAATAGAGTCGAGATCATCATCGCTACGAATAAGAACACAGGAACTAAACTGTTTGGTAGGAGTACCAAGGCCAGCGAGTACAGGAGTAGCAAGAGTAAAAAGACCATCACTGGCGGCGTTGTAATACTCTTTAATGTATCGCATACGTGCTGAGTTAGGTTCTTCTTTATGGAATACAGTGGCGGCTGCAACCATGTAACGAATTTGTGGAGTTTCATAAGTTTCCTTGGTAGCACGATTCTTTACAAGATATTTTTCAATCAACTGCTCAATTGCTGCATACCCGTATAGTTCATCTTTTTCGTGATCCAGCATGTCATTCATTTTGTTCCAGTCTTCTTCGCTATACCACTCAAGAAGCTCTGCAGTATACAATCCTGTTGCTACATTTTTCTTTACGATTTCGTAAAGGTGGGGAGGCTCGTAGGAGCCATAAACATCCTTACGCAACATACTAAGACGTTGCTTGCCCGCTACATATTGATAATTTACGTGACCAAGATCCGGATTCGTTTCCACATCGATTAAATCTACGATGGCCCGCAAAGTTATCTCGTCAATTTCTTTTGTAGTAATACCATCATAGAAATGAGGCTGACTTTTAATCTCAATCATGCTTTGACTAACGTCAGCAATTCCACTACACACCTTTGCAATCTGTGTCTGCCATTTTTCAATTGTTAGCGATTCTTTCTTACCGCTGCGTTTAATTACAGTTATATTGGTCATTTTTGTATTCTTTAAAGGCGTATAGGTTCATATTTAGTGGAGCGGCTTCATTGTGTAAATCTTTTGCATTGTTACCGACTTAGGTAAGTCTGTCGCATCAATCCATTCTTCATCCTCATACCCATATACTTTATCATCTATTATCAGCAAATAATATACCGTTTTATTGATAGTGTCGGATGCTACATTTATCGTAGCTTGACTATTCTTAAAACGCTCTGTTAATTGTAGAGTATAACACATTCCTAAAATTAAATTGAATTCACAATACTCATTTTCATCAATAAGTTCCCATGCTGTGGGCCAGCGGCTACTATCGTATGGGTCGGTATAAAATTTAACTCTTGGTAAGCGGCGAAAGAATTCGGCAACATCCGAAAATGGATCGAGAGATTCTTCAAGGTGTTGTCGAAAGGTGTACCAGATGGTAAGCCTGGTTTTTTGAAGCTGTTCAGCTATGAGCATTAACTAAGTGCAGTGTATGAATAGGTTAAGGTTGCAACGTCGGACACGTTGGCGTTTGTGTAAGATACAACAATGGATTTATACCCATCAATATCTTCAACGTTGGCAGAGAATACAAGCTTCTCGTCATCGCCCAACGCTGATGTGCCGGTATAATCATATTCGTCAACCAATTGAATATTATCGTGAACTCGATCTAACGCAATAGATAGTGTACCTTTTCGCATTTGTTCAAATGCGGTACTTTGATATACATAATTAATATCTAACCCGGTTGAAGAATTTAATGAAATTCTAAATGCTTTGATTGCAGTATATGCTTGTCCAATATTAACAATGTGTGTTTCAGGACTGGTGAAAAATACAGAACCTTCAACATCTGCAAGGTATGGTCGAACTCCAAAATAACCCGATGCTAGATCAATTGCTCTATCAAAAATATCTTGAGTTGAGCTGTTGCCTTTATTGACAAATTTAATTATTGAATATTTGTCTTGTGCCGGAGTATATGAGTTACCAGATCCGTCGTTGCCTACGTTTATAAATGTATTGCTACGTGAGCGATTACCATAACCGTTGTCCACAATAATACCATGTTGGTTAACTGCTTCAAATCTTGAATTTTTAATTATATTCTTTCTTGGACCGTATTGGAATCCCGTTGCTCCGAATCCGGTACCAACGCCAAACTTAACGCCAGTTTCTAAAATTTTAAATCCACAGTCATCAAATAGATTATTAAAAATATCTTGTTTAGCATATAACCCTGTACAGAATCCGTTAACTGTTACTCGTGTAAATTTATTACGTTGGCAAGTTACCAATGAGCTAAGGGCATACATACCAATACCGATACTTGCGGTTGACGTTGTACTAAC